GATTCCCTTTGACAGGTGGAGCGGAATCTGGCCGAAGGGGAACGTTGCTCAGGACATCGAGCGTCCGCTCGAATGGGGATTGCCTGAAATGTATGAAGTTACTCCGCCGGGCGGATCGGTCACGTATGACGTTCACACGAGCCGCATCCTCAGATTCACCGGACCGGAAGTTCCGAAACCCGAGAACCAAGCGCAACTGTACTGGGGCATCTCCGTTCTTGAGATTGTGTACGAGGAACTGCGCAAGCGGGACAACGCCTCGTGGTCGATCCTGCAACTTCTTTTTCGAGCTCAGATTCTTGCTCAGCGCAACAAGGAACTAGCCCAACTTTTGTCGGGCGTAGGCATGAGCCAAAAGGCGCTCCAGATGTTCGAGGCGCGCATGAACGCTCAGAACCAGCTCCTGTCGAACCAATCCATGCTCATTCTGGGAGAGGACGGCGAACTTCAGAGCCATCAGTTCACGTTCAGTGGTCTGGCCGAAGTTTACGCTCAGTTTCAGATGGATGTGGCAGGAGCAGCGGAGATTCCGGTCACGCGGTTGTTCGGGCGCACGATCACGGGCCTCGGGCAGTCGAACGATGCCGACGAGCGCATCTACGAGGAGAAAATCGCGCACGAGCAGCAGGACAAGCTGAAGCCGCAGCTCACCAAGCTCTATCCCGTGATCTGCATGAGCGTGCTGGGGGAAGTGCCGGACGACCTGGACTTCAAGTTTCCGTCTGTGCGCGTGTTGACCGAGGAGGACAAGTCGGAGATGACGACCAAGGCGTCAGCTCCCATCATCGCCTCATACAACGCTGGCATCACGGGTCGCAAGACGACTCTCAAGGAGCTTCGCGAGCTATCCGACAAGACGGGCGTGTTCACCAACATCACGGACGAGCAGATCGACAAGGCAGAAGAGGAGCCGGAGCTGCCGGGAGAAGGCATGGAGGGGGAGTTTAGCCGGGTCAACCCGCAGCGCGAGGAGAGGAAGCTGGCGCAAGGAGCGATGGATTCGGAACCATCGAAGACCGACACTGTTGAGACGCGAGATTGAACGCACATGCCCAAGCGCCGCATGTGCCGTAAGTGCGGGAAGCACCGGGCGATCTTCTGGCTCGGGCGTCTGGGGCACAGGCGCAAGGTGGCGGCGGACAAAGACCACGACCTGTGCATAGCGTGCTGGCGCGCGGCGCTGAACAAGGAATACTCCACGGAACTTCGTGAAGCTTACCAATCGGACTCCGCACGAGATAAATTAGAATCGCTGAAACTTTACTCTTGACATTCCAAAGCGCTTTGGATATATTCGCGTCATGGCTAAAAATCCTCACGCGGTTGCCTTGGGTCGCAGGGGTGGGAAATCAAAGAGTGAAGCAAAGTTACGTGCGGTCCGTGAGAACGCTAAGAAGGGGGGAAGGCCAAAGAGAAAATTAAGAGGGAGCAGCGACAATGCAAACTAAACTTGTAACTGTGAGTCCAAAGATGGCCATGGAGTTTTTAAGCGTGAACGTACTCAACAGGCCAATCAGAGAATCCCTGGTCAGGTTATACGCCAGCGACATGAAAGAAGGTAGATGGAGAGTCACGCATCAGGGCATTGCCTTCGATGAAGACAACAATCTTTTGGACGGTCAGCAACGGCTAAGCGCCATAATCTTGGCCGGAGTTTCAATTCAAATGCTGGTCACTTATGGCGTTCCGCGCTTTCACAATGAAGGCATCGACATTGGAGCGAGGAGGAACTTTGCCGACACTGCCTGGTTTATGGGTAGGCTTAATGGCAATTCTGAATATCGTAAATGGTACGGAATTGTCGCTAGGGGGATGCATGTCGCCGCCTTTACTGGTCGTGTTCTTAGCTTTTCGATTCCGGCAGTTCTTGAATGGGCTAAGAAACATGACTCGGCAATCACTTTTGCTTTGGAAACGTTCTCAAGACCGCATCAGTTCCCGGTTCACGTGAAGTGCCAACAGACGCTAGGTTCAGTTGCGAGAGCATTCTATAGTCAAGATCACCCTAGGCTCAACTCGTTCGCAAACGTTTTGGCTACCGGCATGCCGGAATCTGAAGACGATGTGGCAGCCATCAAACTAAGAAACTATCTTATCCAGGGGACGGCTGATTATCGCCAGCTTCGCGCTCGCAAATGCGCCCGTGCTCTTATGGCTTTCTGTGTGAGAGAACGGCTCACTAAGCTCTATGATCCTGGCGATCCTGTGTTTGAAATTCCTGAGTGAAGTAGCGTCAGCAGCAGTGCGCGCCAAATCTGAGTAACTTGAGGAGAGGATGAAATGAAACGCCGCAATTTCTTCGCATCAATGTTGGGTTCTATCTCGTGTATCCCAGGATTTTCGTCCATCGCATCGGTTGTGCCGGGCAGTTCGCAGATAAGCCGAAAGGAGTTTCACGATCAATTCTTCAAAAACTCAAACGCCATAGCACTGAGTTTTGGCTCGGCTGACAATCGGCTGTATTCGAACTCCCGTGTTGAGCACAAGGATGAGAGCATGAAATTCACCAAGCTACGTTGTCGCCTAGCATTTGCCATTTGGAATCCTGCCCTGACTCACGTAGAGTTGGAGGGCATTCACGTCGATGACGGGTCTTCGCCATTCATTAGTTTGGAGATAGGGCATTCTGCGGCAGTCTACAAGCAGGATGGAGACTATGACTGGCAGAATCTGGATAACTTCGTTGATTTTAAAAGTGAGCACTGCCCTCTCAGGGATGCGAATTGGAGAATGTTCACACAAATTATTAAGGACTTTCAATCAAGGGGTTCTGCTGAAACTGGCAACCCTCTACAAATTCAGGCCCTCAACTGGATTCGATCAATCGAAGTCGGAAGTCTTAAGTTGGATCGAACCAACTTCTATTCTTGGCAGCATGTGGTGAACGGGAAACCTGGATTGGATTACGGCGTTCAGGCCTTCTTCATTGGCCAGTCCTTGCACTACAAAGTTGACATCGAATACCGAGGGATTTCAGAAAAGCCAAAAATCTGTTGCTTTATGAGCGAACCTGATACTTCCAAAATGGATTTCATGGGCGGCTACGAGGAACTTTCTCCGAAAAGCAGGAGCACCGTAGAAGACTGGATTTCCGGCCACGAGAAATGGTATTTAGAAAGGCGTGAAGATGCACGTGAGTCTATGAATGATAACACTGCATCAGATGTGTTAAGCTAATCGGCATGGAGCCGAAGGATTGGACCCCGCGACAACGGATCGAGAACGAGTACCGAAGCCTGATCGACCAACTCCTGCAAAAATACTTCACTCTGCCTGACTCGGCCACGCTCGGGGAGATCACCGAGGCGCTGGTCAATTTCGGGAACGTGTCCCGCTTGTTCGAGGATGCGGCCACGTACATCGCCTCGCGGATGGCGACGCAGCTAATGGTCAGCAACGCTCGCTCTTGGCGCGAGGCGGCACGCATCGGGAGCCGCGGAAGGGAAATCTACAACGCTCTGCGGAGGGAAATGGGCACGAGGGTTGGAGTGCGCGTTGACGAGATCGTGCGAGAGAACGCTCAACTGATCTCGTCCATCCCTTTTGATGTGCGGGAGTCAGTGAACGGTGAGATCGCCCGCATGGAGCGCGAGGGGTTGCGGCCTGAAGCCATCGCCAATGAGATTCGGCAGCGCGTGCCGGAGTTGACAAAGACGCGGGCCAAGCTCATCGCCAGGACCGAGACATCGAAGGCGGCCACGGCGCTGACCCAGGCGCGAAGCGAGGACTTGGGGATTCCCGCCTATGTGTGGGAGACCAGCCGGGATGCCAGGGTGAGAGAATCGCACATGCTCATGCAGGGCGTGATCGTGTTCTGGATTGATCCTCCGGCGCCTGAGAGTTTGGCGCGCATCCCATCGAAGCTCGGTCACTATCATGCAGGCAACTGTCCGAACTGCCGATGTGACAGTTATCCCATCCTCAGGATTGAATCACTAGATTGGCCATGCAGAGTCTACAGGCAGGGCCGTATCCGGTCGATGACTCTGGCGAGATTCAGGGCGCTGACCGTTTAGATTTCCAGGCGGTCGCGGATGTCCAGGATCGCGTTCGCCAGTCTGACGATCATGAAATTATGATCCTCGATGCGATTAGCTAGAGGAACAAACTGCGGCTCTGGGCTTTTTCCCTCGGTGCTTTCTTTATTCCGAAGGATCGGGCTTAGACGCTCTTCTAAACAGCCCAAGACCTCCTGAGCGCCTTCGAGCGCGTTTTGTTGCCTGTCTAGCGCGGCGATCACTTGCTTTTCGGGTGTCTCATCAACTGCTGCATCTCTCATCACTTTAGATTTGTTCTTCATGTTAAGTCTCCTTTGTGATTTCAGAATTTGATTTCCTCTCTCTTGGCCATATCCCTCACGGCGAGTTCCAAAACGTGAGTTCTTCCCACGCCGAGCTTCTTTGCTAACGTTATGATGATCGTCTGCGCTTCGATGCTCAAGCGGAAGTGCTGCATCGACCGCTCGCTCAGGCTGATGCGGTGTGGGATCATGATTGGTTTTGGTGGTTTCGGGCGGATCGAATCAGGTTGGTTATTCATCTGAGACAATATACCACACAAGTCAAATACAAATTCTAAAGATTGTGAATTGCGGCGTCGCCTTTGCGCTTGCATCGTCCAAAAGCGGTGTATGGTAGATACGTTGGAGGAACGAATGGACCCATCACCTACCCAGGTTCTCTGTCAGGTTCCCGGCGAATCAGCCACTCCTCAATACCTTCCGTTGTCAGAGGTGACGCGCGCGGTCGTGAAGACCGCGGCGAACCCGTACGTCGCCACCATCGCGGACGAGACGATCTTGTGTTGCGGGCTCTCCAATCAGGTCGTCACTCTGCCCACGGGCCCCGGCGTTCCCGTCGGAAAGACGTTCACGATCAAGGTGGTCGGTGCCGGAGTTCCCGTCAACGTCTGGGCTGCTCCTGACCCGGCGGGCGACAACGTCCCGATAGACGAATGGCAGGTCGCTTGGCCGAATGGAGGCAATTTTCAGCTTTGGAACGCTCCGTCCACCACTCAGAACGGAAGCGCGGTCACTCTGCGATGGGCAGGCCGCTACGTTTACGACGGCGTGATGAGCTCCACCGCCGCTCAGACGCATCTGAAATCCGCGAGCGCCGCGTTCACCGCCGACGACGTGGGAAGCGTGGTGAGAGTTGCGGGAGCGGGCGCGGGCGGCATCGATCTCATGGCCACCATATCGAGCCTAGTGAGCGCAACTGAGGTCGTCTTGGGCGGTTCATGCGCCACCACGGTGGCTGCGGCCCGTGTCAGCGTCGGAGCGCAGTACTGGGTGGTCGGCAAGGTCTAGGTTCCACGTAGAACGTCGAAGGTTTTGATTCATGCCACTAAAGCAAGGCAGTTCGCAGGAAACGATCAGCCAGAACATCGCGACTGAGATCAGGCACGGGCACGATCCCAAGCAGGCGGCCGCGATTGCTTATGCTACGGCTCGCAAGGCAAAGGATTGTGATGCTGGCAAGTGCGGCATAGACGCCATCGTGGGTCAGTATCCGGTCCACAACGCCACGGGCATCCAGTGGCCTGTGACGGAAGGAACAGAAGTGCCTGGGAGCAAGAAGTGAGATGCCTGTCGCCCTCGATGCCGTGCGTTATCTCGGCGAGCACCTCAGCGAGAACATCGCTCGCACTCCAGAGGGATACCTCATCTGCAAGAACGCCATCATTGGACGCACCGGATTCCAAGGTTACACGGTCGGAGAGATTGAGCCGAAGAAGTCCACTGACAGTGGAGAGATCAGCGAGAACTGGAAGCTCTGGGATTCTTATTTTCAGGGCCGCTCCAGGGATGAACGAATCGATCTCTGGCGCGATCCCCAGGAGGTTTTCTCTCCAGCCACTCTCGCCAGCTTCGAAGGAAAAACTTTCACTCTCACTCATCCTGACACCAACCTTGATCCCGAGAACGAACAAGAGCATCACGTCGGACATGTGCAGAACGTGCGCAAGGGTGAAGAACCTCTGGACTCTGGCGACTGGCCGATGCTTGCTGACATCATCGTCACAGACGCCGGGGCGATTAGGGCCATCGAGGGTGGAGACAGAGAACTTTCCTGTGGCTACACTTACCGGCTCGCCAAGAATGGTGAGCGGCTTGAGCAACACAAGATCATCGGAAATCACGTGGCTCTGGTCCCGAAGGGCAGGGCTGGTGATGAGGCAAGGATCAATGACGCCGCACCAACGAAGGAGACTCCCGTGAAAACTGACTTTTTGAAACGCATCTTCGCATTGGGATTCCAGGCGTTCGCGAAGGACGCGAAGCCGGAAGAGTTGGCCACGGCCATCGAGGAAGTTGGCAAGGCAGAGCCCGTGCTTAAGGAGCCTCGCTTCGTGAAGATCGGCACCACGAGCGACGGTGTGGACATCTTCAAGAGCGTCGCCTTCGACGACGATGACAAGGGGAAGGACGACGACAAGAAGAACGCCAAGGATGCCGCCGAGGGTGGAGTCCAGGAAGAGGCAGAGCGCCGGGCCATGGACGACAGAGGAAAGCGCTTGCATGGTGCTCTTGATCTTCTTTTGCAAAAGGAAGGCGAGAAGAAAGCCGCCGGAGATGCGGACTTGGCCGAGCTGGGCAAGCTCTTCTCGCAGTTCATGGCCGAGGAAGGGGCCGAGCAGGAGCACGCCGGAGACGACGACAAGGGCAAGGCCAAGGACGACAAGAGCGAAGAGGAGCTGAAGCCCATCGGCGATGACGACAAGGGGAAGGATGACGATGAGGGCAAAGGCAAGGATGACGACAAGGGCAAGGGGAAAGATGATGCCGAGATCGTGAGTCCCGAACCCGACCTGGAGAAGAAACAAGTGCCGGAGTCTCAGTTCGACACGGCCGCCGTTCTGCTCAAGGGTCTTCGTCCGTTCATCGCCAAATGCGGAGACAAGAAAACCATCGCGGCCTTCAACACCGCCCTGGACTCCCTGAACGCCGCCCGCAAGAAAGCCGGCGATGGCACAGGCAGCTATGCGAGCTTCGAGAGCGCGGCTCAGAGTCTTGGCAAGGACACCGCGATGCAGGGTGAATCTCCGGTGCAGAAGGAAGCCAAGCGCATAGACGCCATCTACAGGGCGGAGATGGAGAAGCGCAGCCGCCGGGGAAAGAAGTAAGCCAGGCTTCAGACTGTAGGGTTTTGGAACGAGCGGGCCGGGAGCCCGCAGAGCAGAAGAGGAGAAGAAAATCATGTTGACAATCCATTCAGGGAAATTGGCATTGCTCCGTTGGCTGGACCGGCACTTCGCCAAGCACGGATACAACAGGGCTTTCGAGCGCCATGTGGCGCGATTGCTCTATGACCCGAGTGGAATTTCGGAGACGGGTAGCGGGACCCCCTTCGGTGCCGTGATCCCGGTGACAGGATTGAACATCGGATTCCTCGGCCAAGTTTCGAGAACCGGCGAGCGCGTGATCGCGGCCGGCCAGGCATCTGCTCAACTGACTCCGTTCGTGGCTGATGCGATCGCCTTCGCAGATGCGGTCTATCTGGTGCCCGACACGACCGCTCAGGGAGCAACGCCCTCAGCTCCGACACAACCCGCCCCTCTCACGTCATCCTTGGGTGGAACGTACATGTCGCTCAGGGCCGCCATCATCGGGACAGGCACTCCGGGTTCTCCGAGCGGAGGGATAACCTTCAGCGCTCCGTATTTCTCAGGCATCGCCGTCCGCTTGGTGAAGACGATGCTTGGGTATCCTCAAGTGCCCGGAACTCTGGCGATCGGCTCCTACGCGCCCGGAGAGGTGATGGAAGTTCTGGAGCGAGGTTCTGTTGTCGTGAGAGTTTGGGCTGGCACGCCGCAGAGGAACCAGCCGGTGTATCTGCGAACCGCGTACAACATCATTTACTCGCCCGGCCCCGTCGGCGGACTCGAAGCATACGTCTCCGCGAGTTCCGCGAGTCAGGTCGCCCTCGTCGGAGTCGTGTTCCGCACCGGGTACGTGGACGGCAACGGATGCTGCGAGATCACGCTGTTGTCGCGGCAGTCTGCGTAGCGACTGGTCGGCCGGTTGGTTGAGAGAGTTCGATCATTGATGAGACTGTTTGGAGGATCAGAAATGTTCAAACACAATTGGACAGGGAGTGTGGCAAAGGACGCCGCCAGCGGCGCGGGTTTTGCTTTTCTCCAATCTCAGCTTGAGTTGCCGGACGTCAGGCTCATCGAGCCCTTGGCGTCGGTCACCCACCCTCGGGACATTCCCATCAAGACGGGCGGAGGATTCCCCGAGTTCGTGAGCCGCTGGGCCTCTGATTATGCCACCGTCGGCGGGAACCAGTATGGCCTACAGCTAACTCAGAACACCGACGTGCCGACGGTCCAGACCAACATCAACAAGGGCGTGTGGCGCACGTTCATCTGGCAGGCGTCCATGCTCATCACCCATCTAGACCTCCAGCGCCTGATCGACGCCAAGCGCTTCGGAATGCCGATGCCATTCAGCATCCAGGACCTGCTCGACCGAGGAGTCAGGGTGATCTGGGGCAAAGCCCTGGATCGCGTGACCTACCTGGGTTGGGCGGGTCAGCCGGGCCTCATCAACAACACGGCGATTGGCTACACGGCAGCCTCGAACGGCGCGGCCGGTTCTCCGCTGTGGTCGAGGAAGACGACCACCGAAATCCTGAACGACATCAACCAGATCCTGCTGGCCACACAGCAGGCATCAGGATACGATGTGGCCGGGATGGCGGACACGATTCTGATGGACTATGAGCACTACGACATCATGACGCAGCCCATGACCATCGGCGGGTTCAACTCCCTGCTCGAATGGGTTCTGGCGAACAACATCGCGAAGCGCCAAGGGATCGAAGTGGAGATCCTTCCCCTCCCGGATCCGTGGATCGTTGGCCAGGGGCAGGTTGGCAGCCTGGCCAGATTGCTTGCGTACCGCAAGAACGACGAGACCGTGGAGCTTCAGATCCCGCAGCCGATCCAGAAAGTGATGACGGTCCCGAGCGTGAAGGATGGCGGAGCTTACGAGACGCTGTTCAACGGTTGCGTGTCTCAGGTTCAGGTGTTCCGCAGCACCGCGATGGCTTATCTTGACGGCATTTAAGCGTCAGGGTGTATAATGCTTGTCGCCGGGTTCCAGAAAAGATCGGTCCGGCGACGAGGTGAATGATGTACCAAAGGGTTCAGCGCACGATGTTCTTGACGAAGCGAGACGGGCATCCGGCGATCAGGCTGATGGCATCGCCAGAGCCACAGCATCTTCCGGCGTGGTTCACGGCGACGGAGTTCTACAAGGAAGCCGTGGAGCGCGGAAACATCTTGGAAGTGAGGGGCAAGCCACCGGCACCGCCAGCGGAGGAGTTCAAGGGTGAGCCCAAGATTCCGATGGGTCTTCCGACGCCTCCCAACCAGCCAGAGACGGCGCCACTCACAGTCGGCGCAAAGAACAGAGGCAGAAGCAAGGCCGCCCAACCAAGTGCGTAGGGTGAATCAGAAATGCTAGTGATAATCAAAAACAGTTTTTTCCTCCGATGCCCCGATGCCAGCCAAATGCTTTATCACCAGAATCTTCACCTCCACGCTTCTCCCGAGCCGCAGGAGATTCCCGAATGGGTGGCCGAGGCGGAGGTTTACAAGGAAGCCCTCAAGAGGGGAACGGTCTTGGAGATCAAGGTTGCCTCCGCCGAGATCAAGCCACAGGCTGATCCAGTGACCGAAAAACCATCCGCCTCGGATGCCAGTGATTCAAAGCACCAGTCCAAGGCTGACGCGAAGGCTGACGCTGAGGCAAAAGCCCAAGAAGCGTGCGATGCGGAAGAGGAAGCGGACGAGCTGGTCGATGAGGACCAAGCTGCGGCCGATGCTCAGAAGAAACAGAAGAGTGCGTGAGGAGTGATGTGGGTGGGTTCCCAGATTACAGCGAGTGGCTCGAGTCGGTTTGGGGATGGCCTGACGAGTCGGGCGGGATGCTGCCCACCCTCGCGGGTGCCTCGAACGTAGTCTACGGAACGAACCCACCCTACACCGTTCAAGATTTTCTCGCCCTCTATCCCAAGTTCGCGGGACCGCCTCTGATCTCGCCCGTGACCACGGTTTCGGGAAGCGCAAGCGTAAGCGTTCCAGACGCAACGGGACTGACGATTGGCAACGCCGTCGCCGGACCTGGAATACCGAACGGAACCTTCATCTCGGGCATCGCTGGCTTGGTCCTGACGCTCTCGCAGAACGCCACCGCAAGCGCGTCGATCAGCCTCACCATCTGGAACGCTCCGCCGATACCGTTCGCCGTCATCACCGCCTATCTTTACTTGGCCACCGCATCTCTTGTTCAGGCTCGCTGGCAGGAGCAGTGGGTGCTCGCTGTCGCGCTGTACGTGGCGCACTTCCTCACCCTGTACGCGAGGTCTGATGGCGATCCGAACTCCAGCGTCGGGCGGATCGCGGCCCAAGGGCTGGCGACCGGAATAGCCGTTGCGAAGTCGGTCGGCGACGTGAGCGTGAGCTATCAGCCGGTGCAAGGCTTGGAGAACTGGGCGAGCTGGAACCTGACGCAATACGGCCAGATGCTGGCGACGATGGCCAAGGTGATCGGCAGCGGGCCGATGCTGGCATGGTGAGAGCATGATGCCTCAAATCTCGGTTTCGAGAAGCGGTAGCGGCCCGCTGGCCCTCTACCAGGCGCTCTCCAAGATCAGGCGCGCAGAGGTGCTGGTCGGCATCCCGCAGCGGACGGCTGGCCGGCCTCGGCAGAAGATAAACAACGCCGCCCTGCTCTACATCCACACGCACGGCTCTCCGGTTCGGGGCATCCCCGCCCGTCCCGTCATCGAGCCAGCGATCCAGGCCGAGGGCAACAGGCAGGCCATCGCGGTGGAGCTTGAGGCTGCGGCCAAGGCATGGCTCGACAAGAATCCAGTGAAGGCCACTGCTTTCCTGCGTCGCGCCGGAATCGCCGGGGTGAACGCCTCGAAGTCCTGGTTCGTCGATCCGCGGAACCGCTGGGCACCGAACGCTCCGTCCACCATCAAGCGGAAGGGTTCGGACAGACCCCTGATCGACACCGGAGCCATGAGAAAGTCCATCACGTTCGTGGTCAGGGAAGAGACATGATCGACGTTTCCGAAGTGGTCAACGATCCTGAGAACGCGCAGAGTTACAGCATCCTGCGCTCGGCTGGAACCTGGGTCAACGGCGTGTGGCAGCCGAACGCGGAGACGCTTCAGGGCTACGGGAGAATCTCCGTCGCCAGACCGCGCGACGTGGAGATGATCCCCGAAGGAGACAAGATCGTCGGGGCGATGGTCTTCTGGTCCAGCACCGCGATCTTTGGGACCAGAGCAGACAGCGCTGGAAACGGCGGCTCGAGCGACATCCTGATGTGGAGGGGAAAGAAGTTCCGAGTGCTGAGCGTGTATCAATATTCTGACTATGGTTATTGGAAGGCGATAGCCACGCGGATGGAGGCGGCCTGATGACCACGACCACCTATCCAAACACGCAGCAGCTCGTGAGTTCGGCGCTGACCATCTCTCAGGTCAACGCCGTCTTGCAGCCGCTCACGCTCGGCATGCTCGGCCTGCTGGTGGAGATCAACTCTTCTGCCGTCCGCGTCGAGTGGCCCAAGGAAGGCGCGCCGTTCGTGAACACTCCAGATGACGACGTGTGCTTCCTGCGATGCGTTCCCGAGGATGGCGAGTACAACAAGGTCCGAGACAAGGCCGTCATCCAGAACGACGACGATGCGGAGTCGATCACGGAACGGTTCAGCTACACGCGCGTCTGGCGAATCACCTGGTGCCTCTATGGTCCCAACTCGACGGACAGAGCGAGGGCCATCAAGAGCGCCATCTTCGAGGTTGATTACTTCCTCGACCAGCTTTCGCTGAGCCAGCTTTTCCCGGTCAGCGAGTACGGAGAGCCGGTCCGCGCACCGGAGAACATCGACGGCCAGTGGTTCGAGCGGGTGGACTATGAGGTGACGATGTACGAGTTCGTGGTCGAGACCATCATCGATCAGAGCGTGAAGAGCGTGGAAGTGAAGACGTTCGAGCACGCTGGGCAGTTTGCTGATTTTACAGTGACAGGTAGCTAAGGAGTCCAAAATGGTTCCCGAGCCTCTTCCGTTAAGCGACATCATACAGGTTAATGTGTCTGCGGCCTCGCCTCCCATCGGAGCGCTGGCCTTCAACCAGGGTCTCATCGTGGGCCCGTCCACCGTCATACCGTCCTACGGAAGCAACCCCAGGATGCGCCAGTACGCCAGCCTGGACGAGATGCTGGCCGACTTCTGGAACGGAACGGAGCCCGAGTATCTGGCTGCGACGATCTACTTCAGCCAGAAGCACACCCCGCAGTTCGTGTGGATCGGCAGGCGGGACCTGACCGCGATCCGCACCGCAATCCCCAGTGGTCGGACGGTGAACGACGGCATCATGAACAGCGTGACTGACCCGACGCATCTGACCTCTGCCACAGCCGCCTTCGTTTCTGGCGACATTGGGAAGAAAGTTCTGGTCACTGGCGCGGGAGCGGCGGGAGTTGATCTTGACACCACGATCGCGTCGATTAGCAGCGGCACGGTCGCCGTGCTCAACAGTCCATGTCTGCACACCGTCGCCGCCGCTCAGGCGAGCATCGGAGACACCGGGCGCGCTTACATGTCGGGAGATCAGGTGGGCGTGACTGAGGGAAGCGCCTCGAACGGCATCCTGTCGGTTCTGACCGTGGGCGAGGGAGGTGTCGTGCTGACGCTGGGCACGACAATCGGAAATCAAGGGACCGGATACACGGTCACGACCGGACTCGCCACGACTGACGGATCGGGAACCGGACTGAAGGTGGACACCACGGCGATCGGAGAAACGTATCTTCAGGCCGTCGAGGCTTGCAACCTTGCCAGAAACAACAATCCCGACCAGCAGTGGTACGGCTTCATGTGCTGCGCGGCCACGGACGGGGATCACCTTGATCTTGCCGCTTGGTCTTCGGCCAACTGGCAGGTGGCGATGTATTTCGGTTCGTCCACCGACGTCGCGATCCCGTCCGGCACGGCAGGCAACATCGCGCTTCAGATCAAGGCTCTCACGGACCGGGCGTTCATCATGTTCAGCACCACCCAGCTCGGCCTCTACCCTAACAACATCTACGCGGCCGCCGGGCCCCTGGGAGAGGCGTGCGGATTGAACACGGGGCTTGCCGGGAGCGCGTTCACCTTGAACCTCAAGCAGATTGTGAACGTGGCACCGGAGCCGCTTACTCAGACTCAATACAACGCCATCGTCGCAGCCTACTGCAACGTGGTGTGCAGCTTCGGGCCCTACGCTGGTTATCTCGTGTCTGGCATCCTGTCCAGCGGAGAGTTCTTCGACCAGATACTCGACCGCGCCATGCTGATCAACCAGATCCAGGTCAACCTGATGAACCTGCTGATCGCGGTGCCGAAGGTTCCGCAGACGAACCCCGGCGAGCACCAGCTCATCGCACAGGTGGACGCCGCGTGCTCGAACATGGCCAGCATCGGCTACATCGCCGGCGGAGTGTGGGAGGGCGCGCCGGTGCTCGGCCTCAAGATCGGACAAGCTCTTCCGCTGGGATTCCTGGATCAGGCCCAGCCCTACGCGCTGCAATCTGCGGGAGATCGCGCGGCGCGAAAGGCGATGCCGATCTACTGCGCGATCATCGAGGCTGGAGCAGTCCATAGCGTCGTCGTACAAGTCAACGTGCAGCTATGAGCGAGAGAAAGATGCAAAGCACTAAAATCACAATTTATTTGATTCATTAGACCAGAAGTCAAAGCGAAAATGCTTGGAAATAGAAACGCTGTTGACTGGCCGATGAAAGTTACTCAGAGAGGATAACATGCCATTAGTTCAAACCACTTATTCATTTCGTGATCTAGTCGGGGTCTTGAACAATCCGCTGATGGACGGTCCTTTGCAGATCGCGGGCGGCAACATCGGCCTCGGAACCATCACCATCAGGATGCTGACCACGCGCACGGAGCATGAGGTGGGGACGGACGGAGTGGTCATGCCGAGCTACATCGCGGGAGACAACGCTGAGATCACCATCGAGATGCAGCAAACCTCGGCGCTACACCATTCGCTCCTGGACCTCTTCAACCTGATGATCACGGCTGCCAATAACGGCGACGTGAGCGGCTGGGCCACGACCGTGCTGAGCCTGCGCACGATCCTGGACGGCTCGGGGCATCTCCTGTCAGGAATCTCCTTCCAGAAGACTCCCGACAAGCCGTACGCGGCGAGGGGTCAGAACGTGACCTGGGTGTTGATGGCGGCGTATTGCGTAAATCAGTAGTCAGATCAAAAAAGAGGTTCGTTGATGGCGAAAGATCAATTTGGAATAGACCTTCAGGAGGGGACGCGCGTCGTCGTCAAGCTGGGCAGTGAGATGGTCAACGGCATCATCACCAAGATCGAAGAGGGTGGATTGTCCTTGATTGGAAATGGTGCGCAAGGCATCAAGCCAGGCCATCTTGTGGTGCTTTGCGACGTGCATTACCAATGGAATCCCCAGCTCGGCGACAGGTTGGCCAATGTGATCGTGACGATGGATCAGCCGTCAACCTGCTCAGACCCCCTGGCGGAATCTTTGATCAAGGAAAGTAAACCCTCTTGACGCGAGAAATAGCGATTTAAGGCGTCATGGGCTAATCACACTGCCGAGGCCTTCGGGACGCTGGGAGGGGCAGGGAAACCGGAGCCACGGGGCATTAAACGTCGTTTCTGAGAGAAAAGGAGGCTCATGAAGCCCAAAACTAAGACCGTAGAGATCGGCGACGCGAAGTATCAGATCCGCAAGCTCTCGCCGGACATTGGATCCTTCATCCTCATGCAGAGCATCCGGGCCGCCATGAAGTCCGGCAACATGGCCGGCGCGCCATCGGGTGGAACTCAAGCCGTCGAGGAAGTTCCAGAAGCTGAGAGAAATCCCGAGGACATAGTGCGCGCCGTCGCTAACGCCGCGTTCCTTGGAGGATTCGATTTCGAGACGCATCGCTTCGTGCAGACAAGCTGCCTGGCAGCCTGTTCGCGACTCGAGATCGCGGAAGCTCCCGGTGGAGTCGAGATCCCGATGCCGATAGTCAACAGTTTCGGCGCGTGGGCCATCCTTGAGATCAGGGACGACGTGGCGCTCGTGATGCGCCTGGCGGTCGAGTGCATGGTGTTCAACTTCTCGGATTTTTTCTCCGAGGGGGGGCTGGCGATGCTCGCGGGAACCCAGGCTTCGACGCAGTAGACTTCCCCTCCCTCGACGCGTTCCTGTGGCGGCCTGTGATGGCCGGCATGTGGAGGCAGCACGAGCTTTTCGACGGCACGTATTCGTTTGATGATCTTCTGCAAGTTCATGAATTTCTCGATACGCGGGAAGAGAACGAGCGGCTGTACTGGGAATGGAGAAAGAATCACCCGGAATGAGCGATGGGCAACTTCAAAACAATGGAGAGCTACCTCGTAGCTCTCGGATTTTCCGTAGATTCGGTCGGATATTCCAAATTCGCCGCCGCTCTTCGTGACGCATCTTCGTTAGTTCAAAACCAAACATCTGGAATCGTGAAGTACATGTTGGGGGCTCAGACCGCCATCACCGGTGGATTCGCCGCTGCGGGTGCCTCGGCTCTCGGCATAGTGGACAAGGTGGCGATGGCCGACCAGCAGTACCGGATGCTGGCGCTGCATATGTATACCACCACGGGAGTAGCCCGAGAACTGAAGATGGCCACGGACGCGCTGGGCCAGCCGCTCGAAAACATCATTTGGGACCCGGAACTTTCCAGCAGATTCCAGCACCTCATCGAAATCCAGCGGGCGATGACTAATCAGTTAGGTTCGAGCTTCGAAACGCAGATGGTAAGAATCAGGGATTTGCGCGCTGAGTTCTCGTACTTCGGCGTCGAATTGAAATACTTGACCATGAAGGTGGTCAGTGATTTTGGCAAAGTCCTCGGCATAGACATCGACCAGCTCCTCGTGAAGATGCAGGACTTCAACAAGTGGTTCGTCAACAATCTGCCTTGGATAACGAAATGGTTAGAGAGCAAGCTGAAGCCAGCGATGGTAGACATCAGAAGCGTTCTTTCCGAGACTTGGGATCTGCTGAAGCTCGGGGCGGTAGATTTCCAGAATCTCATCGGTCTGCTTTCCGGCGATAAATCCATCGAGGGCACAGCAGCCAGCTTTGACAAGATGGCAACTGCCATCCAGCGTTGCATGGGCTGGATAACAGATTTCACTAAGGCTGTGATACATGCGCAGGAAATCTTCCTACACCTCGTGAATGCTGGATTGCTCGCAGCAGCGGGAAAATTCACTGATGCCTTGGCAGAATTGAAAGCGGCCAGCGGCCTGATAACCACAGGAAGCACAGCCGTAGTCGGCGCCGCGCTTGGTGGAGCAGTCGGGGCCGTAACTCCAATCCCTGGAGGAATGGTGGGCGGCGCCGCACTCGGAGGGTCTCTGGCGGGCGGGGCTGCGTCCCTCTATGGAACTTTCAAGCATGGTGGATGGACGGAGTTGAAGGCCGCACTTGTTGCCCAGAACGCGCGCACATTGGCGATAGACGCTGGCATGAGGCTTGGCATTCAACCTGATTTGATCTACCGGCAATGGCAGGAAGAGACCGCAAATTTTACCGCCATAAATGCCGCCAGCAATCTTGCGGGCATCAAACGTCAAGGAAAACTCGTGGATTTCCAGACGTTGAAGGATTTTGAGGATTACTACGTCGGCATCTTGAGTGGCAGCAGATATGCGGGACTGCAAAAGCCGTCGAATGTTCAAGATTGGGCCAAGTATCTCGCAAAGGGTCACTATTACACACACGGCAAAGACTTGCCCGCCACGCCAGAGGAGATGTTCAACTACGCCGCTGGAATGGGACGCTACGGAGGCATGGAAACTCGTCCCGTCATCATAAATCACAACAACTTCGACATTGACATAACTCATCCCGGGGAGAGCGGTCAACAAATCGGAGATGCGATAGTAAAGAAACTAAAAGAACATCAGGACAAGCAGTCTCAACGGGTCCAGGCGGATGCCCTGTCTACGTTCTGGGCTTCAGGAGGCCAGTGATGGCAACGTCTTCTGCTTGGCGTCCGCCCCAGTGGGCTTCCGGCCCATCAGTCAGCACCGTGCTTCTCAAATTTCCGGGTCTTCCTAACGCGGTGCAGTACAGTCCATCAGGAATAGGAGCAACGCTTCCGACCGCACCGACCACCTATGTGTTTGATGTGGTTATCAGGGTTGGTCATGAGCAGCAGGTCAGGAAGACTGAGCATCCCGTCCAAACCGGAGCGAACATCTCTGATCATGCGTATGCCATGCCTGCCAGGGTTGTTCTTGACGTTGGCATGTCGGATGCCATGGATTCCTTCACCCTCGGCCAGTGGGCGGGATCGAGAACGAAAAGCGTTTCAGCATATCAGATTATGCTGGCAATGCAGTATGCGCGTGTTCCATTGGTTCTGGTCACGAAGTTGCGCACTTACTCGAACATGATAATCACGTCCATAAGTCCGGAAGAGACGGTCAAGACGATAGCAGGATTGCGAATGCGCGTGGATTTGGAGGAAATATTCGCTGCCAGCATCGAGACCGTTCAGGATAGTGCGAGGCCGGACGCAACAGAATCCAGCAGTCAGGGGACCGTGGTGGCGACGCCTGTTAGCGCAACCCAGCAGGCGCAGAACGGCGTGACGGCCGGGATGGGACCGGCGCCGGTCAACTCGCCGGGTGCTGGAGCCTATTCGAGTTGCAACAACAAGAACCTTGATGAACTTCACGGCCGGTGACCATGTCTGATCAGATCGTTCCGCTCACGTCCGCTTACAATCAGACCTTCACGGTGGAGCTTCAAGTTGACGGCGCTCCTCTAACCTTGAATCATGCGATCCGCTGGTCAGAAATGGCAGGTTACTGGCTCTTGTCGGTGAGTGATTCCGCAGGCAACCTGCTGGTCGATTCCGTTCCCCTAATCACCGGCTGGTATCCGGCGGCGAATCTTCTCGCCCAACATCAATACCTGAAGATCGGCAGCGCTTACATCCTGAACGCTGGAAACTCGAAGGTCGACTATCCAGGGAGAAATAATTTGGGCAGTGATTTTGTTTTGCTTTGGGGAGACACAAACGAGGTTGCATGAGCACATCCACACTCTCGCTTTTTGGAAGAGCTTACGCGCTGACGGTCACGTCGAGAAACGGGCAAAAGAAGAAACTATCATGCGAGGCGTGGGAGCCCGAGGCGTTGCGCGTCACTTTCGACGTGCTTGAGACGACGCTTCCGGCCCAAATGTGGTTTGCGGACATAACGATCTACAATGTCAATGAAGCCGAGATGCTTGACTGTTTGTGGAATGCTAGCTGGATCGAACTTGAGGCAGGTTTTCAGAAAGGGCCGAACAAGTCGTCGCTCATTTGGGGTGGTCCGGTACTCCAGGTCATGTTCGACCGCGAGAACGTGGTGGACTTCAAGATCACATTTAACTCCATCGGCGGCGTGCAGTTCTGGCAGGACAACTTCATCAACGCCTCGAATGGTGCGATGTCAAGCCAGTATCAGATAGTCTCAAACATGATCACGCAGACCCATGGAAACGTGAAAGATAACATCGGTCCGGTTGCAGCAGAAAAACTAAAGGCAAAACAGTATCCCCGAGGCCGAACTCTTTTTGGAAGCACGGCCAAATATCTTGCGCAGATCGCGCAGGACAACGGATTGTCTCAATGGATAGCGCAGAACCAAGCATATATGAGCGAACTGGACTCAGGAGTGAACATGACGCCCGCGATTACTTACGGGCCGCCTTTTCCGCCAGGATACAAGTCGACCGCATCAGAGAAGAACGTCACCAGAAGCATCTTGGGTGTTCCGAAGATGTTTCAATACGGGACGATTTTCACGGTGTTGCTCGATCCTCGGCTTGCCGTGGTTGTTCCTCCTCTCCTGGTGCGGCTTGACAAGACAGTCATCACACAGTTCAAGCTGATTCCGCTGGTCAACCTCCCGGTGGCGCTTGATCAGAACCTCAATCTCATTGCCGCTCAGGTGCGCCATTATGGAGACACGCGCGGGAACGATTGGTGCACAGAAGTCACCGGATACACGCGGGGCTATGCACAGAAACTTTTGCTCCAAGTTCTCAATGCGGGTAAATGATGATAGTCAGGTCTCCAGCTCAAATCACTCCCGGCCAGATCACTTGTTCCGTAAGTCAGCAGTTCCGCGAAATGATCCGACAGGCTCTCGTTGATCTGCGCGTGTCAATTCCTGCGATAGTCCAATCTTTCGATTCTGGCACGCAAACGGTCACCGTGCAGATCGCAATCCGCGAACAGGTACAGTCACCGAAAGGCCCGGTAGATACTGCCATCAAGCCGATCATTAGAGTTCCTCTATTGTTCTTTTCTGGCGGTGGTTTTTCAGTGACATTGCCAGTTGCGCCGGGTGATGAAGGCTGGCTCATCTTCTGCGACATGTGCTTTGATCTTTGGTGGGCTCGTGGAGGAGTTCAAGATCAATTTGCTGTCCATCGACATGACGTGTCCGATTGTGGATTCTATCCTGGCGGACGCAGTCAGCCGCGCAAGCTATCGAACTATTCCACAGCTTCGGCTCAGCTTAGGAGCGACGACGGCTCCGTTATAGTGGACTTGGCCTTAACCGGCATCACGCTGACGGCTCCGAAGGTTCAAATGATCACGACCGGAGACAGCGACATCACGGCGACCGGCAAGCTGAATCTCTCTGCGGGGAAGATTTCGGTGGGTTCATTGCCGGTCTTTGCGAGCAACTTATTGGCCTTGGCGGGAGGCTTGACGGCGGGCGATCTCTACAGGAACGGAGCGGACCCGGATCATATCTGCGTGGTTCACTAGTTTTTCGTGTATTAAGTGATTTGGTGTATCATCATGCTGGAGAAGGTGATGCTGGCTGGTTTCATCATGGTGATCTTCGTTCTCGGAATCATGGTCGGAAGATGGTCCAAGGACTGACATGGCGTTCATTCAATATCTTCGCCTCGATACGTCGAATGATCCGATCCTGATCCCAGACGTGTCATTGACCGACATCAGCGCGGTGGCTCAGGCGATCCTCACGCGCCTGAGGCTGTTTCAAGCTGAGTGGTGGGAAGACTTGAACGAGGGCACGCCGATGTTCCAATCCATCCTGGGAGCGTCTGGATCTCCTAAGAACCAGCAGGCCATGACGCTCGCCCTCATCGAGCGAGTCTCGGGCACGCCGTACGTTTCAGGGCTTCAAGACATCTCGTCACGATTCGACAGCAGAACCAGAAAGTTTTCGTTTTCAGCGACCGCGCAAACCGCCTTCGGGCCAGTTCCCGTTAGTTTCACTCCCGGAGTGGGAGCGGGTTTAGGGGTTTAAGATGGCACCATACGCAGCTCCGAGCATAGGCCCTTCAGGTCTCACGATTCCAGGCTATGAAGATATTTTGAGCGACAACCTTCAAGGGTTTTTGAATCTGTTTGGCCAGAATCAATATGTTGGACGCGACAGCGCTATATTTCAGCTTCTTTCAATCCTGAGCTTGAAGCAGTCAGATACGATGGAGGCAGCCCAACTTGCATATAATCAGCGCTCGCCGCTCACGGCGGTCGGCGCGGGGCTGGACGG